ACTATCAACAACAAGTGGTACTCATGCTTATGCAAGAGCAGATGCTACAGATGGAGCAACCTATGCAACTTCTGATCCAAAAGCTGCTCTAATAGCAGATGATAAAATCACTTTAGCTGATATTAGTGCATTGAAAACAATCGCTCAGATAGGTGGATCTGCTAACTACAGAATGAGACCAATCCGTGTAGACGGTAACGACTACTATGTTATGGTCATACATCCTGAAGTTGCTTACGATCTGTTTGAACTCGATGAGTTTCAGCAAATTCAGCGTGAAGCTCAGGTTCGTGGTAATGATAATCCATTGTTTAAGGGTGCTTTAGGTATCTACAATGGAGTTGTGATTCACGCTCACGAAGGTGTAAACACTTTCGATAATGGTGGTGGAGCGGCTGTAAAAGGTGCTAGAAACCTTTTCATGGGCGCACAAGCAGCTTGTTTTGCAGAATCATCTGATATGATGTGGGTAGAAAAGACCTTTGACTATGGAAACCAACTTGGTATTTCAGCAGCAAAGATCTATGGTGTAGACATTAGTGACTACAACAGCAAAGACTACGGTGTCATTCAGTATGTTTCAGCGAGAACTGATCTAAGCTAATCAATAACCGAAGAGGGGGATTAATCTCCCCCTCTTTATTGGGAATATTATGACCTTAACAGAAATAACAACAGAAGTCAGAAACATTACAGGAGTAGACTCTACCTCTGTTGTCTCTGATGCTGTTATACACGACCTTATTAACGAAGCTCAGTATCAACTTTGTGATGAGGCAAATCTATTGCAAGGGTATGCGACTCGTAATTCAGTAGTAGACACGAGAGAGTATTTTATGAAAGATACTACGAATACTCCTGTAACAGACTGGACATTAGTTCAAAACAATAGAATGGGAGCTACAAATACTTCTGAGTCACTAGAGTTTATGACTAGAATATATCGAGTAGACTATGATGGTGCTATTTGTCAAAGAATTGGCATCAATGAAATCAATGATATTGCTGATGATTCTTCGATGAGTAATATTACAACAGACAAGGCTTTTTACATTCATAATGATAAGTTAGGAATATTTCCTACTCCAACTGAAGTCAAAGAGATAAAAGTTTATTATTATTACTTACCACATAAAATGTTTGTTGATTCTACTATAGATTTTTCATCTAGTTCTAATTCTGTCACTATGGATTCTACTGAAAATGTAAGAGCAGGTATGAGCATTGTAGGTGCAAATATGCCTGCAGATAATTTTATTACTGTAGTAAATAGTTCTACTGCTTTTACTATAAAAGAGCAAACTACAGGAACTGCTAGTGATATAACTGTAGTATTTTCAAAGCCAGAAATAGATGAGCGTTATCAACGAATACTTATTTATTATCCTTCTTGGAGAGTATCAGAGAGGCTTAGAGACCTAAATTTAATTTCATATTTTAAAAACGAATGGTTAGAACAAAAACAAAGAGTTATTCTTGAAAGACAATCCAGAGATGGAAGTACAGTCCTAACTGTTCCTTATAACGACTTTTAATGGCTAGAAAAACTATAAGAGATTTTTCAGGTGGATTAGTTACTTATCAATCTGAATTAGATATATCTGATAATCAGTTCCAAAAGTTTGATAATGCTATCAATACAAAGCGTGGTAGTATTACAAAAAAAGGTTCAGGACTTAATCTTAGTACAGCACTACCAACAACAGTAGATACTAGCACCGAATTTCTTCGTTATAGAACAGAAAAAGATGCGAGTGGTAATAATACTAGTACAGAATGGTGGGTAGTCGCAAACGCAGATAAAGTATATAGAAGTGCTACAGATAATGGTTCTTGGGCAACAATAAATACTTATGCTACACTTGGAAGTGAAATGTTAGATGATGGTTCATCTTTTGCTACCAGTAAATGGACTTTTGGTACTGGTTGGAGTAGGGTTGCAGGAGAGGCAAATACTTATGCTCAGTATTCAACAGGTTCAGGTGTCGGGGCATTAGCTCAATCAAACGCTAATATGCTTTTTAGTATCGAAAAGAATAAAATATATAAACTAGTTTTTGATGTTCAAAACACTGGTGGTTCAAGCGTAGGTATAACAATTAAAAATTCAGGACTAACTGAAACATATATTTCTTTTGCAAATTATAATCAAGCAACACATACAGTATATTTTTCACCTGAATCAAGTTCAGCAGGGATTGCTTGGTTTGCTTCTGCTTCTGATGGGACTTCAGAAACCACTGCTTTTAGAATAGACAATGCCTCATTAAAAGAAGTACCTACACATGACCTTCTAGTACACAATCAAGTATTAAGAATTAGTGATGGTGCATTTTTAAACGACTCTAAATGGTATGGGCATATTAAAAGAGATTTTTTCGGTTCAGGTGAAACATATTCTGATGGCTATCGTTTTAGAATGCCTCCGATGGCTACTTCTTTAAATGCTTGGACATTGGAAGATACAGAATTAACACCTCCAACTGTCACTGCGATGAAATACGCTTTTGACCAAAACAATGATATTAACGCAGCAAACGAAGTAGGTATTTTTGTTCATTTTCCTGCAGGAAACACAGATGATCCTGAATTAATACCTTCAGCCCCTGCAAATACTTTTAGCAACAAAGATAAGTATACAGTGACATTCTTATATGACTATGTCCAAGAAAGTGAATTAGCTAGAGATGCTAATGGTGATATAGGTGTATTTTCTCAAAACTCTATTGGATCAACAGGTGGAGAGCATTGCCCAGGTATTCAAATTGTACCATTTACTGGTTCTTCTCTTGCAAGTTGGAATAAAAGAATCACAGGCATTAATCTATATTGGCAACCCGAAGATGATGTTGATTGGTATTTAGTAACTACGTATGATACTCAGCATGGTTTTTCAGAAGACCCAAGAGCTAAAGATTCTGCAGAAGATGTAGTCATAAGAAGTGGTTCAACTATTAAAACAAATAATGGATACTGGATTCCATGTATGGAACCTTATGCTGCTAATGCAGATAGTTATGAAAATATTAATGCTTCAACATCAAGTACATTTACAGAAAAAGACGGTACAAGCAGTTGGGGAACAAACTTTACTGCAAATAATATGGTTTTTGTGTACCCTGCAACATCTGCGACTACTTTAGCTGATGCTTCTGCACAATTAGCTCAAACAATTACAATTATTGCAAGTATTAAATCTGTAAGTGGTACAACCCTAACAACAGGTGTTAGTGGTGGAGCGACAGTAAAGTGGAAAACTTGGAACGGTGAGGAGCAAGATGTCGATTCCCCATTTAATATGAATGATGCTAGGGCTTTTGCTGCAGCTGTATCTACAGATAAGCTTGCTACTTGGTATATACCAAATGATGGTTTAAAGCTATCTACCTATAACTCACTTACAGGAAGAGCTGCAGAAACTAGACTAAAACCAATTAAATGGAATACAGCGACTGTTGTTGGTAATAAAGCATTTTATGCAAATATAGATTTTAAGGATGAGAATGACCAAACACTTCGTGAAAAGAATCGCATTGTCTTTACTGATAACTTTAAGCTCGATGAGGCAGTGGTGGGAGCCAAGTTTGTTGATGTTGGTAAGAATGATGGCGATGAAATAACCTCATTACATTCTTCTCAGAATAGATTATATGTCTTTAAAACAAGAAATATTTATATCTATAGAATACAAAGCGCACAATCAGTAAACTTTATTTTAGAAAGACATATTGCAGGTATTGACTGTTTACATAAACACGCAGTGATAGATACACCCTTTGGTATTTGCTTTGCAGATAATAAGCAAGTGAGTCTTATCCGTGGAATAGAGATATCTGAACTCTCTCTTTTAATTAGAGACACTTATCAAGCATTAGATCTTAAAATAAACGAAGGTGCATTATCTCTTGGCTACCACGCAAATATTAATACCTTAGTTGTGAATTATGACTTTGATGCGAATACAATGTATGCGTATAACTTTGATACACAATCTTGGTCTAAATTTGATGGTTTCACAGGTCACTATCAAAGTCAATTTGTTTTATCTGATACGCAAGAATTACAAACGTATGAAGGAGAAACCAAGAAGGTTGCTAATGTTTTTAGTAGTACAGCAAATGATGCGACTTCTACAATGTTATTAAAGACAAAAAGATATGACTTTGGTTTACCTGATAAATTTAAACGCTTTACAAAATTGCACATTACCTATAAAGGTAGTAGTACAGGTACAGCTATGTCTTATAAGGTGTATATAGATGGCAGTGATACAGCATCTATTACTCAAGAAATGATTGAGCATTCTACGTTGCAAACATATTCTAGTATTGTGAATGAGCTAGGAAAGAGCATTGAGATTGAAATCTATGGAGTCGAAAGCAATGTGCGCATCGATGGCATAGATATTGATTATGATATAGAAGGGAGTAATCCATAGTGGAAGAAACCATTGAGACACTTACAGATGGTAAGCAAGATAAAATTTTTAACCTTAAACAAGGATTTTTTAGTCCTCAAGAAGGTAAAGATACAGATATTGGGATATGCACTAAAGAAGGTAAGTTTTACTTAGCAGTAAAGCTAAATGAAGAGTGGCATTTCTCAGAAATTAAAAAAGCAAAGGATTTATAATGGATAAATATCAAATTAAACAGAATAAAATTGGTAAGAGATTAGTTGGTTATCA